ACAATCCGTGGGGCGTGATTTTGCGGAAGCCGATAAAGGCAAACATTTTAAAAGAGGTGGTGATATGGCAATGAATCCTAAAGCGGCTATGGCAATGGCTGCATTAATGAAAGCTGGACGTAACCGTCCTAAACCTGCAATGGCAGCTCCTGCCGCTCCTGCAATGAATATGCCTGGTGCAATGCCTCCTGGCGCTCCTGGCATGGCTCACGGTGGTCTAACAAAGGCTCACCACAAGCATTTAGCTCATCACCATTTGGCGATGGCTGAGCATCACATGAGTATGCACGGCGAAAAAGCAGAACCCCATTCAAAAGACATGGGCGAAAAGGCTATGAAGCACGGCGGAGCAGCTAAAAAGCATCATTATGCTAAAGGCGGCGCTATTGGCGTAGCTGAGAGCAAAGCATCTGGCGGCAAGAAAGAAATGAAAGAAGAATCCAGAGAAATGAAATCTGGTTTATCTAGCATTGAAAAGGGCGAAGGTAAACGCGCTCATGGCGAACACGGTATTCAGCAAAAAGGCCATACTCGTGCGATGATGCCTAAGATGAAGGGCAATGATATTGGTAATGGCCCAATCGTTAATGCTAAAAAGCATGGCGGTAAGATTCATCATAAGAAATAAGGATCAAATATGAAACACGATCACGCTCCTATTATGGAACACGGCGAAGCTCCCCATGAGCATGAGCACAAACATATGGTTCATCACCTCAAAGAGCATGAGGTTGAGGGCCATAAGCATCATCATCACCACTACGGCGAACACGCTGCTGGTCACGCTAAGCACCATGAGGCTATTGAGCATTTGCACAAGCATCAAGCTCACATGAAGCATGGCGGTAAAGCCTGTTAAGGGGTAATCATGGCTGAGAAATGGATTCAACACGCCATCAAAAAAGCTGGCGCATTACGCGAGCAGCTTGGCGTTCCTGAAGGAAAAAAGATTCCGGCCAAGAAATTAGCTAAAGCGGCAAAAGCTCCAGGTAAACTGGGGCAACGTGCTCGCTTAGCGCAGACTCTCAAGGGGATGCACAAATGATGGCAAGTCGCGGGATGGGTGCTATTAACGCATCCAAGATGCCTAAAGGCAAGATGAAGAAACGCCGTGATAATACTGACTTTGAGCAGTTTAAAAAGGGCGGAATGGCTAATCATCCTGGACTTTATGCCAATATCCATGCTAAGCAAGACAGGATAGCCGAAGGTTCTGGCGAGCATATGCGTAAGCCAGGATCCAAAGGTGCTCCATCCAAGGCAGACTTTATTAAATCCGCTAAAACAAGGAAAAAGAAATGATTCAGATTAGCAACGAAGACGCGCTATTCATTCTTGATGAATTGAACAAAAGAGCAGAGCATCAAATGGCTGCTTATAACGGTATTGATCCTGATCTTCAAGGAGTAATTAATGATTTGGATGCACAACTCAATGCTACGCTTCCAGCTCAAGAAACGCCTCAAGAAGCTCCGACAGAGACGGTAGCAGCTTTTATGGATTCTGTATTAGCTGATGATTCTGCCGCGCCAATAGCGACAGCAGATGTCGCATCTTTAACTACAGCTGACATTGCAGCGTTAAGCACTACTGATGTAGCATCTTTAACAACTACAAATGCATAATGTCAATCAATATCGGAACCACTACTGGAACAACCAGCTTTGACCTAGACTTTGCTGAAATAGCAGAGGAAGCATGGGAAAGAGCTGGCAGGGAGATGCGTTCCGGTTATGACTTGCGTACTGCTCGCAGGTCTATGAACCTGATGACCATAGAGTGGCAAAACCGTGGCATCAATATGTGGACTATTGACCAAGGGACGATTACCTTAACTCCCGGTCTAAACACTTATCCATTGCCTACTGATACGATTGATTTGTTGGATCATGTAATCCGCACCAACGCCAATAGCACCTCTAATCAATCTGACCTAACTATCACTCGTATCAGTGTTTCTACTTATGCGACTATTCCCAACAAACTAACCCAGGCTAGACCCATTCAAGTTTGGGTTCAGAGATTGTCTGGAGAAACGTCTACAACAACAATTCAAGTGGCAGCGGCAGTATCATCTACTGCTACCACAATAACGCTTTCTAGCACGGTAGGATTGGCTGCAAATGGCTATATCCAGCTTGGCTCTACAAGCGGTGAGATTATTTACTATTCATACATTTCAGGTAATACCTTACAGAATTGCTTTAGGGCACAAGCGAACACCACGGCTCAGTCTTATGCACTGGGTGCTGCGGCCTATGTTCCTAAACTACCAGCAGTAACTGTATGGCCAACACCAGATGCAAGTACCACATATACCTTTGCCTATTGGCGCTTGCGGCGTGTGCAGGATGCCGGAGCAGGGCCGAATGTACAGGACATGAACTTCAGGTTCTTGCCAGCCGTAGCTGCCGGTCTGGCGTACCATATTTCAATGAAAGTCCCAGAATTAATGCCAAGAGTGCAAATGCTTAAACAGTCTTATGACGAGCAGTTTGACCTTGCGGCCGGAGAGGACAGAGAGAAAGCAGCTATTCGGTTTGTGCCAAGACAGCAATTCTTGGGTGGTGGTGGCGGAGCTTACTAATGGGTAACAGGTTTGCCTCTGGTAAATACTCCATTGCTGAATGCGATAGATGCGGTCAGAGGTACAAGCTTAGTCAACTCAAGATGGAGGTCATCAAGACCAAGCTGTATCAGCTAAAGGTTTGTCCTGAGTGTTGGGATCCAGATCAGCCACAGCTTCAATTGGGTATGTATCCAGTTGATGATCCTCAAGCTGTTCGCCAGCCAAGGCCGGACTTAAGTTATGTTGCATCTGGACTTGATAGCCTGGGATTTCCATCTGGCGGATCAAGGGATATTCAGTGGGGTTGGAACCCGATAGGCGGGTCAAGTCAGTTTGATTCTGTACTGACTCCTAATAATTTAGTTACCACAAATCAGGTGGGCACGGTTACAATTTCTACTACTTAAAGGAGCAGTTATGAAGAAGGCAGAAGTTAAGAAAATTGCAGATAAAGAAGCTGCAAAAGAAGTGCACAAGCACGAAAGCCATATGCATAAAGGTAAGAAACCTACTAAGCTTGCAAAGGGCGGTCTTGCTGGTGTTAACCAAGATAGCATGAAGTCTATGGGCCGTAATTTGGCTAGGGCTGGCTATCAGCGTGGAGGTTAATATGCAAGTTATTAAGCCAACAAAAAAGAATAGTCCTGCTATTGTTAAAGCTAAAGGTAAATACAACGGCCCTGCTGTTGAATACCAAAAGCCACACACAATGAAAGATAAACCAGTAACGCCTACAAGCATTGATTCTGATAGCGATCTACCCGATCATATCGGTCTTGATGTAAAGATGCCTACTCGTAAGAACTGGACTCCTTTAAACGGAACAGTTTCTATTGGAAACAATCACGAAGTCAAAACATCTGGTGAAGAGACTAGAGGTAATGGCGCAGCTGAGCGCGGCAGAATTGCCAGAGGCCCAATGGCATGAACTATAGTCAGCTCGTTAATGAGGTCAACTCGTATTTGGAATACACATTCCCTACGGTTGACATCAATACATTTATACAGCAAGCGGAGCAAAGAGTATTTAACTCTGTGCAGTTTCCGTCTTTGCGTAAGAATGTAACGGGCGTATTGACTGCTGGTAACTCATACTTGTCTTGCCCTAATGATTTTCTAGCTCCTTATTCATTGGCGGTATATTCAAGTGTTAGTACCACGGCTACCGGAACATCTGGCACAAATACCATTACTGTTGCATCTGCTACAAATATCTTTGCCGGTCAAAACGTAAGCGGAACAGGTATTGGTGTTCAGTGTAAAGTGCTTAGCGTATCTGGAACAACAGTTATTTTGTCTCAGTACAACATTGCTTCGGTATCTGGAACAGTTGTTTTTCAAACAGATTATTTGTATTTGCTGAATAAAGATGTTAACTTTATTCGTGAGTGTTATCCAACATCAAGCTATCAGAGCTTGCCTAGACACTATGCATTATTTGGGCCTCAAAGCTCTGCGCCTTTATATCTTAGCTTTATGCTTGGGCCGACTCCTGATCAATCTTATGCGGCTGAGTTACATTACTTTTTCTATCCAGATAGTATTGTTCAGGCTCCGATTACTGCTTTGGGTACTATATCTAGTGGAGGAACGGGATATGTCTCTGGCACATATTACAACGTACCTTTGTCTGGCGGTACTGGTTCTTATGCTTATGCCACGATTATTGTGACCGCTGGTGTAGTTACATCAGCTACGATTGCGTCCGGTGGAACAGGATATGTTGTTGGTGATTCTTTGACTGTATCCAATACTTATCTTGGTGGATCAGGATCAGGATTTGCCGTACCAGTTTTGACAATTACTAACGCAGCTGGACAGTCTTGGCTTGGTAATAACTTTGATTCTGTACTTTTATACGGCACTTTGGTTGAGGCATATACCTACCAAAAGGGCGATAAAGATTTAATTGCCTTTTACGATAACAAGTACAAGGAAGCATTAGCCATTGCAAAACGCCTTGGAGATGGTATGGATCGTCAAGATGCGTACCGCTCTGGTCAAATTAGGATTCAACCCGTACCATGAGCATAGTCCAAGGTCAGACCACAAGCTTTAAATACCAGCTATTCAATGGCGGGGTATTTAATCTTGCGACAGACAATATTTACATGGCTTTGTATACGGGATTGGCTAATCTGAATTTATCTACAACCACATACTCATCTGTGAATGAAGTGGTTGGAACTGGATACACGGCTGGCGGTCAGTTAATGACTGGACTTACGATAAACTATGATGCTACGAATAGCGTTGTTTATTTGAATTGGAATAATGTTGTTTGGACTCCAGCTTCATTTACCACTAGATGCGCTTTGATTTACGATGCTACGGCAGGTAATGCATCTATTGCGGTAATTGACTTTGGATCAGACAAAAGTTGCTCTAATTCATTTACAGTGACTATGCCGGCAAATAGTTCATCAACAGCTTTAATCAGGAGTGCTTAATGATTATTACAACAACCAAAGGCGATATGGATGACTCTTTGCTTGAAAAAAGAGAGGGTTCAATTGACAATGATATCGAATTAACGACCTGGGTCGAGTATTACCACGAAGGTGAATTAGTTCATCGTTCTGCTCATGTAACGCTTAAAACCAGCCCTTTTACGAATTTAGTAGCCGCATCAATGGCATAAGGAGAACTCTGTGAGTAATACCCAATCAATGTGCACTTCTTTCTTGGGCCAGCTAATGACAGCTACCCATAATTTTGGCACATCACCAATCCGTGCGGCAAGCACAGCAGATACATTCAAAGCTGCTTTGTATGTAACTACAGCTACTGTTAACGCTGCAACTACAGTTTATTCATCTACCAATGAGGTAAGCGGTACAGGTTATACGGCAGGTGGAATAACTGTAACAAATGCAACGGCTCCGTCCTCTACTAATACATCAGCTACGGCTGGAGTGGGATATTGGACACCATCTGGTAACTTGGTGTACTCAACTGTTACACTTTCAACGGCTTTTGATACTGTTTTGATCTATAACTCAAGCCAGTCTAATGCTGCGGTCAGCGTACATACATTTGGCGCTCAAACCATTACAGCCGGCACATTTACATTGACAATGCCTACAAATACAACGACATCAGCTCTTTTGAGATTGACAACAACCTAAAGGTAAATCATGGCTCTACAACTAGCCGATAGAGTCCAAGTAACCAGTACATCGTATACCACCAGTAGCTTTACTCTTGGGACTACGGTTACTGGGTTCCAAGCCTTTACAGTTTTAACAAGTGGCAACACAACCTATTACACAGCAACGGATTCTGCTGGTAACTGGGAGGTTGGATACGGTACTTATACTACCGGAGCTTTGGCTCGTACAACAATATTAGCATCTAGCAATAGTGGTAGCGTTGTTTCATTTAGCGGTACTGTTAACGTTTGGGTTGACTATCCTGCCGAGAAAGCTGTTATTCAAGATGCAAACGGCAACGTTAATATATTAACTTATGTATCTAATGCTACTACTACGATTGGTACGTTAAATGTAGGAACGAGCGGGTATAGTACGTCTACTACTGGTCAGCTTGCAACTTTTTACGGCACAGATACTACCTGGTCAAATGTAGTTTTACAGAACAATAATGGTGGTAATACATCTTATTCCTCATATGTAACTACTGCAAATAACTATTCATCCGTTTATATGGAGATGGGAACAAATAGTTCTACTTATAGTTATTCAGCGGCTGGGTATGGTAATAATTCCGCAAACGCGGCAAATGCTAATTTTGTTGAATCAGTAGGGTCTGATTTAGTACTAACAACATATGGCTCCAATGCCATACATTTTGTTGTTAACTCAGGTAATACTGGTACAACATCTGATTCTTTAACCATTAGTACGGCTGGAAACGTCACTACGCCCAACCAGTTGCAGGGTGCGGAGTTGGTTGCGTCTAATGGAATTATTGTTAATAACAAAACTATTGGTACAAGCTATACAATTCCTACGGGATATTCGGGTAGCGCAGTTGGCCCAATAACCATGTCTAGCGGTGTGACAGTCACTGTTCCATCTGGCAGCCGTTGGCTGATCCTCTGAGATGTTTGGTTTAACCACATTTGCCCAAGCACCGTTTAATGCTCTTGGCGGCAAAAGTGCCCCTCTAACCGGTGATAACGCAGCTGGAAATGTAGGTTCATTAACGCCTAATTTATCTGTAGCCTTAACCGGAGTAAATGCTGCGGGTAGTGTTGGAACAGTTATTGAAAGCGATGCCGATCCCTTATTGTCGGTAAATGGTCAGGGTAATGTAGGAACGGTTGGGCCAAATATAAGCATAGCTTTGACTGGTGTTTCAGCCGCCGGTACTGTTGGGACAGTTACATCCCAGGTAAATATTACGATTAGCGGAGATCAAGCATCTGGATTTGCGGGAACTGTATCTGTATCTCATGCCCAGGCTATGTCTGGGGTATTTGCTGCCGGTTCAACTGGCTCTGTTACGCCATCTAGCTCTGCGGGTTTATCTGGGGTAAATGCATCTGGGTTGGCCGGAACGGTATCCGAGTCAGATACGGAAGCTATTTCTGGTAATTTTGCGTCAGGCTTAACGGGCACGGTTACTCCAAATATTACGATTGCAATTACAGGAGTAAATGCAGCTGGTGCGGTTGGAAGCGTAACGGAATCAGATGTTGAATCTATAAGCGGGGTTAACGCATCAGGATTGGTTGGCTCTGTTACCCAAAGTATCTCTGTTGCTTTGACGGGGGTTGGTGCTGCTGGTGCGGCGGGAACGGTAATAGAGAGTGATTCAGACCCGGTAATAAGTGTAAATGCACAAGG